GCTAAAGAGCTTATTAAGTTTAGAAAATAAATTACTTGTTCTATTTTCTACAGTGAAAGATCCAGCTTTAGGAAAGCTGATTGACTTAGATCCTTTAACTGCAAATACAGATACATCTGTAACTGTTGGTAAAAGTTTAGCTTGAAACTTCAATTCACGCTGCACTAATGCTGCGATTAAATCTTGTTTTGTTGCTACTAATTGAGTACTGCCTGTTACTGCCATTTTAAAACTCCTTTAAAGTTTTGTTTATTTTGCTGTCTTTAATAATTCTTTAAGTTCTGATTCTGATAATTCAGAAAGGTTTTTCTTTGGTATTGATCCTGCTCCAGGATTAATATCGCCAGGCATTTTAAAATCTTTTTTGAAAAGATAGGCTTTTGATTTAGTTAGATCTTGAATCTTTTCGACTAGTTTCTTTGAGTCGTATTCAAATTCAGCATCCATTTCTAAATCAGAGAAATCAGTCATCATGAAGGCTGCATCTGCATCAATACAACCTAGCTTTTCAACTTCTAGCTTGAATTGACTTTTAGCGGCCTTAGATCCAACTCGCTTAATGATTTCTACATTGTCATTCTTGAATTTTTCAGTAAGCTTTTTTTGATTATCGAGAGCTTCTTTTAGTTTGCCCTCGGCCTCAAGCTTGGCTTGCTCGTATTCATCAAGTCTGCTTTGTAGTTCATTAGCTTTCTCTTGTGCTTTTTTCTTTTCATTTACAGCTTTTAAAAAGCTATCGTGACTAACCTTCTGATCGTCGCCACTGGCTTGATCAGTTTTCCCACTGGGAATATTTTCTGACATCGAATTGTCTCCTTGTTACAGAGATAATTTTCGTCTAATCCTATTGAAAAGTTGTAATTGTTTGCGTATATGCCTAGTGATATTCTTCTCAAGTTGAGCCTTGACCTTCACTGACATGAATAAGAACTCTCGTCCTTGTGATTCTAGATCATTCATGATCTGAGTATTTGATTTTTCAGTCTGTTTTTCTTGCAGAATAACATTACCTAAAGCGTAGTATGCACCACGCTTTGACTTAGACTTCTTTGATGCTGCTCTAGAAATAGATTCTTTAGTAATCTGCTTATATTTCTTTCTAGTATTTACTAAGAATAGAGTAATGTTTGCAGAAGTTGTATCTATTTTATGTCTGATTGAATCTAGGAGCTGTCCTGAGAATGTTAAATGTGATCTTTTAGGTATAGTGAATCTGTTAGTTTCATTTACTTCTGCTAATAATTCTCTGCTAATGATTGTTGATTCTTTTAATGGATCTTGTTTGTATTCTTCAAGTCTTGCACGTGTGCGCATAGCAATTTCAAAAGCAATATTCTTACCTAATGTGTTTAGTAGCTCAGCATTTTTAGTTTGTGAATCTAGAAACTTAATAGCGTTTTTCTGAGCTTGTGGAATACCTTTAATAGTAACTATTGATTTCTTAGCCATTAAGTATCCTATCTAATAAATTCAAAGCCTTTTCATCTGATAAAGTATTTCGCTTGCTTACTTCTGGCTTAATTGCATTAGCTATTTCTTTAAGCTCTTTATCTGTCCAGCCAAACCAATTTCTTACAGGAGCTTTACCTGCAAGCGTTGGATGTCCCTTCATTCCAGTCATGTGTCCGTAAGCTTTAGCGGCCTCTAGCTCATCGTCAATGCCGATCTTCATCTTGCCAGGCTTAGAATCTAATTCGTTAACAGCAGTCAGCATATCGCCTGTGAGCTGCATATTTACAGTATTAGTCTTTCCAAATACTTTAAAAGCTAGTGAGTCTTTATATTCTTTTGAATACGCTGTAAGCTTTCCGTCAACGCCGCGGCCTTCATCTAATCTTTTTTGTAGCTTATCAAGAGCTGCTTCAAAGAACACAGCCCTAACATTTTCATTAGAAGATAGCTTTCCTAAAATCTGTTCTAGATTTATCTCTGTAGATACTTCTTCTTTTTTAAGTGTCGGTTTTTGTAATGCCATTAGAATCTTCTTCCTCTGGTAAAAGTGCAGACATCTTATCTAATTTTCTTTGATTAATAGTTTCGATCTTTTCTTCTGCTAATTCTTCTGACAATCCTTCAACGTCCATTAAAACAGAAACAGCATCAGCAATACCTAAATCAATTTTCTTTTTAGCATTATCTAATGATTCAGCTCTAGTTTCTATAAGCTCAGGCTTATGAAATTGAACATTGATTTTAGAGTTAACAATTCCTTGAGTAACATTGTACTCAGGATCTAGAAATTCAGTGTTTGATAAAAGAGCTAAATATTTAGTTATAATATTATGTAGCTTTTTTTCTACTACTCTAAACATATCAAAATCTTCTTTTGAAGCTCTGAATTGGTCAATCATAGCCATTAATCTTTCTAATGCTGATGAATAATTTTGACTACCTTGAGTAGAGCTAGAAACAGCTTTTGAATCAACACCTCTAGTAGATAGAAATGTAGTAACTAAAGCATCGATTGATTTCAGTGTTGCATCAATATCAGGACTAGGACTTTTAAATTCTAAATCAATTTTTGAATCTGGGTTGCTTGGATTTATAGGCAAGAATAAAAACCTATTTGGCCCTACAGTCATTGATTCAGGCTTAAGCTCTGGATCACCAGTAACAACACCTACAGAATAACCTTGTAGTCTTGCAATGTATAAAAGATCAGACCACGACACGTTAAAATCAACTGTGAAGTCTGTTAGCGCTTGTCCGATTCTAACGAAAAACTCGAAATCTTTTTCTTTAGCTATGTCAATGAATGGTAATTCTTCAATAGCATTCGGAAGCACTTCTGATAAAATGTTACCTTTACCGTCCATAGTAAAAACAATTTCTTTAGTCCACACTTGATAGCGCTCTGCTTTTGCTTTGTAGTCATCTGCATCGGCTACAATTTGATTTGTGTTATCTTGTCCAGCTTTTAAATAAATAGACTTATCAAAGCTTGATACGATGTAGGCAAACGCTGATTCTGGATCTTCTGCGTCTGGTATCACATCGATATTGTGTCCATGTAAAACTCTAAGTTTAAATTTACCGTATTTAGGCACGACCTGGACAAATGTCTGGTTTCTAAGCTTGTAGTATTTATTTGCTTTAGATAATTGAGTGTTAAAACCACAGTCAGCATATAGTTTTTCTAATACTTCTGCATCATCTTCTGTGATCTCATCGTACGTTCTTTTAGGATCATCTGTATAAACTTGAGCTTCTTTATTAACCACAGCTTTAGCAATATTAAGATTTGATACGATCGGCATTTGATTCGCCGTCTCAACAGACAGCTGACAAGACAATTTGTCATACACATACGGATAAGCATTATCGTTATAAACTTCATAAGCCTTTAATGACTTAGCTTTTCTGTTAACATTTTCCCATGATTTGATATCTGCTAATACTTGTTTTCTAGTTAGTATGTCTAAAAGATTTGGGTTCATTAAAAATTACCACCTTTGATAATTGCTTTATTTTGTGATGTGTAAACAACTCTATAACCAATGCTTGTTGTAATGTGTTGGTATTCCTTGCTATCATCTTCAATGTAGTCTGCACCTTTTTTTAGACTTGTAAGCCTCATGCCCTCATGAGCTACCTTACACTTCTTATAAATGAACAGACGCACGTCACCCTTCGCATTCTTACAATAAGCATTTACAATATTATGTCTTTCTCTGATTGGAGGGTTCTGCTTAGGGATTAAAAGCTTATGATTAACCTTAAGTAGAGCCTCGCCTTTAGGTTTATATAGATTTAGAAATTGATTTATCACATCGTAGTTAGACCATTTAGAATTTGTAGTACGTGATCCGCCTGTCGCATCACCGTGAATTTCAAACACGTAGGGCTTTTCAAATAAGTCTCTGGCTGCAAGTTCTTCTAAAACATCCTCTGTACGTGAACCATGAATCACAACCTCATCAAAGAAATGAAATGTATCTGTCTTTCTATCATATTGGCTTAGTACGCAAGACATGGGCTTTCCAATGCCTATATTAAAGTCAAAGCTAATGCTAACAGGTAAATTAGGATTGATAGTGTAATCTTCTGCTTTAAAGTTAATGTCTGGGTTATATGCATAGTAAAGTCTTTCTTTGTCGATATCTATCCACTGGCCATAGAGCATCCTAAGAGCTTCTTTAGGTGGTAAGTCGCGCTTCATTTGTTCAATGTATGTTCTAGGTAGAAATGGATTTTGTTCTGTCAGTGAAAAGTAAATGTGTCTTGTCGGTGATTTCTCATTAAAAAAGTATTTGTAAAGTTCATGACTTTGACCAGAAGGATTAGTGCAATAAATAATCATGTTAACTTTAATATGAGGTAATCTTCCTACGCGCTGTCTGATCTCTTGAATGGCTTTGTAATCATCACCTGTATTTTCAACTGCTTCTTCAATGACTGCCATCGATAGTTCTAGTGATCTAAACTTCAAATACCTTTTATCCGCCCAATAGCCTGCAATGATTTCAGATCCATTCCAAAATCTAATCGTTGCTGTTGTTTCAGTTATGACTACTCTTCTAACTAAAAAAGAAACACCTTCAATGTGATCTATAATTTTAGCAAACAGGGTTTTTTTTAAGTCAGGCAATGTTCGCCTACATATTAAGACTTTAGCTTTTTTAAACTTAATACAATGATCGACAATGATGTGAGCTGCTAGTGTTGTCTTTGAGCTTCCTATTGAGCCTGACAAGAGTAATTCATGCGTTCCAAGACTAAAGTCTAGCTTGTTGTTTATGTCGTAAAGCACGTCATTCTGAAAAGGAATATGACTAGGATTAAACTCTTCAAAATTAGGTGTAGATTTATCTAGCATATATATTTATTGTCTGTTGTTTTTATAATCTCACATGAAAACTTTAATCTAATTGTTGGATCTGGAAATTGTTCAATACTTTCTGATTCAGTAGCTTCTAAAATAGCTTGAATGATATCGAAAATAGCGTCGATCTCGTCTTGAAGTTTTTCAGGACTCATATCTCTATATATCTGAATCAAATCATTACGACTTGGTTTCACTTGGCTTTAACTTCTTTGGATCATAAGACATGTAAATAACATTGCTGCCATCTTCTGCTGATACTTCTTTTTTATCCTTTTGATCTAGATACTGTTTACCTAACCAAATAAGCATTGTTACATTTCCAGATTTTGCAACTTCTATCTGTTTAGATAATAGTGTAAATCTTAAATTGCTTTGCTTTTGGTCTTTGTACTCCGCAAAACTTATATTGTATTTTTTTTTAATTGCTCGAAATATTGTGTCAACCGAAAGGTCTAATATTGCCGCTATGTCCTCATTTTTCATTGGATACTGGCAAATCCTAGCTAGCTTATCCCAATCTATTTCTTTAATTGGTCTTCCCACTTGCTTCCTTTCTTTAAGTTTTCTTTTTTACAAAGAGGTCTTAAATTTTTAAGGCTCATGGCTTCAGTAAATATTTCGTCTCCTATATTTTTAAATTTCATTTTTGCTTTTGGCTTAATGTGGTCAATATGCCAATCTTTTTCGTTAGACCAGTCAAGACCATCAGGAAAGTTATCTGTTAGATGGTTTGCTAAATCTAAAGCAGTATAATCTATTAATTTATATATATTTATATTTTGTGCTATGTAATCTGAAACGTGCGACCTTATTCTTGAGTTAAGTCTGTTTAATAATTTTTTAGAGAAATATCTATGTCCTTTCGCCTCTGCATAATGGAAGCCGGCGAATTTACACATTCGATCAAAGTTTACCCATAGTTCATTTTCAATAACAAACTCCCATGGGTTTTTTTCTAAATCGAAGTTTTGCAGCATCTTTTTGCTAATTCTGACTTTAGGTCTAGCCATGTTTGTCCTTTTTATATTTTTCAATTATATCATAAGCAATTTTATTTCCGTATAGTCTTTCAGTAACTGGAATATTTTTACAGCCGCCTGATGAAAAGGTGCTCCTGTGCTTAAATTCCTTTAAAAGAAAAAATCTTTCGTCATCTACTTTGTATTCAGAAATAAATAATGGCTCTGTTTGGCTAGCAGCCCAGTCAAAAAACTTAGTATGACTAAATGTATTTCCATAATCGGCAGTCCCTTTGTATGGAATGTCGCAATAAATTACAGAATTTTTTTCTATTTTGATTTCATCATAAGAATTGTTATAAAAATGAAGTTGCTGAAGTTGCTGAAGTTGCTGAAGTCGCTCAAGTTGCTGAAGTTGCTGAAGTCGCTGAAGTCGCTCAAGTTCAACACGACTATTTATCAGCCTTTTAAGATACAATCTTTTGCCTGTAATATCAAGACTATTCGGCCATTTATCAATCTTAAATGTTTGCTTCATAAAATCATCAAATTCATCAAACACACAGGCCATGTGCATTGATCTTTTTTTATCTTCTATGTCTTTCCCAAATAAATAGTTTTCTCCATTGTTACCAAATGACCAAATTATTTTAATATATGCGTTCGATTCTTTTTCCTTAATGAATCTTTCTCTAGAGATCCACTCAGGCTTAAACACGTTATAATTATATTTTCCATTAATACTGTTTTGAATTAACTCACACAGACCTTTTCTTAATTCGTTGTAATGAAAATTCTTGTATGATTTTTTTCTATTTTCTAACATGTAATGACTTACTGAAAATCCTCCGCCGAACAGATCATAAAAGTTTTCTGCTGGTGGAAAGTATTTAGCTATTTGATCTATAATTTTAGATTTTGAACCTTGGTATGGGATTCCATATTTCTTAGTTTGTCCTGCCTTTAATTTCAATCAAAGCTCCTCGCCGCAATGGGGACAAGTCTTATGTGAGGATTCCATTTCAATATCTTCTGAAGGATCAAATTCTTTATCGTTGATGTCGATAACAAAATTTCTTATGCCCAACATATCAATATTAAAATCAGGACCTAAGTCTTGCATGTCTGTATTTATGCCTGACAAATCTAATTCTGCCCATGATGCAATTGCATTGTCTGATTGAATAAAAGCATACTCTTGATCTGTAGATTCAAACTCTTGATAAACGACCGGCATTTCTTTTAATCCGGCTCTGATTGCCGCTAGCTTTCGCCCATGTCCTGCTACAATAAAACCAGAAAGCTTACTAACTATAATCGGATGTCTTACTCCGTGATATTTATAAAGCTCAGATAGGCGCTCAATTTGGTCTTGGCCATGCTTATTTCTGTTCTTAGGATGATTCTTAAGCTTACTTGGATTAATAAGCTCGTCATATTTGCAAAAAATATTAATTTCTGCCATGGTATTTGTCCTTATTTATTTTTAAACACGTTTTGCATCTACGATGCTTCCCTTTTAATAGATATGTATTTTCTAAGGAAAACTCGTGCCCTCTGTTACAGTTTGTTTTGTTTCTTCTAATATTTTGAATAACAAATGTTTGCCTATTTTTTTTAATTGCGTCGCGATTGTTGTCTTTATATGTCCCAAGAAAGAAATGATCTGGATTTACACAATTCCTCACATCACACTTGTGGCAAACCAAAAGATCAGGGAAGTATCCATTTTTAATAAAAAACGACATTCTGTGTGCTGTAACTGTTTTTTTGTTATAATGAAAAGATCCATAGCCGTTTTTTGTGATTGATCCAGTCCAAGTCCAACACCCGTCCGTCACAACAACCTTTTTAAAAAATCTTTCACTTACATTACAATGAATGTTCATTTTATTCCTTAATCTGCATAGACACAAACTTAGCTAAGAGCCTATTGAATGATTCTATTTTTGTTTTTCTTAGTATTCTTGTTTTAATAAATTTAATTGATTCGATTCTGACAACATGACCTTCAAGATCAGCGATTTGTTGTGATGTTTTACCTATTAAAGATAATGTAACAATTTGTATTTCTCTTAATGAATCTAATTCTGGAAAACATTTAATCACTTCTTTAGCTATTTTTAATTGATTCTCTGTTTTAAAAGCGTCTTTAAACCTATGAAATGATTTCTTCATTCTGTATTCGTCTTGAATAGTTTCTTGTATTTGTCTAAGCCTTGTTTGATGCCATAATATGCTTTCTTCTGATCTCTCAATTGAATGAGGTCCGAAGTACCAAGAAAAATCATGTAAGAAGTTTTTAGATTTATTTAGAGCCATCTAAGTCTTTCTTGAGATGCGCCATCATGTCGATGTTTATAGAAAAAGATTGTTTAATGCCGTTTTCAGTTAAGAAGTGTAGACCTTCTTTTTGAGCTTTATTTAAAAGTTGTAGTCTGTTTTCTACGTTAAACTTCCAGTAGATGTACGATAAGCGCCATTTTACACACGCTATGGTTCTAAATATTTGCTTAGATATGTCTTTGATTTCTACTGCTGCTAGAGTCATGTGCATTATTTCTAGCTCTAGTGTTGATAGCTCTGGTGTTCCTTCGAATCGTTCTTGAAGATTGGCCACTGGCAGAAATGACATTTGTTCATCATGATATTTCAATGACTTTTCGTTTTCTTCTTTAGATTGTAAGAGTCCAAACTGAAATGGCATATAACTAATCAGAAATGTTTATTTACTGCACATCAAGTAAGAAATTTATTATATTTTATTACTTTTTATTACTTGATTTGATCTTTTTGTTGATGTCTGATTTTAGGCAGGAGACATGGCGCTGACTTTTGTTTCCCTTTCGTTACATTGGTCAGTGCCTTTATTTAAAACATGAATATATCTGAATTGCCTAAGTTAAAAAGCTCTAAAGAAAAGGTTAAATTAACATTCTGTTTGTCACGCGATGCTTATGAAGCTTACGTTATGGCCAAGGCTAAGGGCTATGACTCAACTTTAATGGTATCAAATGCTATAGAAAAAGTATTGTTCGATCTTAAAGCTGCTATTCAACAGAATAAATAGTAATTTCTAAATAATAAGCATTATCTTTAATTGGAATGCGTCTTGATCCGTCGTGCCCTTCAACAAGTCTGTCGTTTTCTATAATACCGGCCTTTTGTAAGGCATCTTGAGGTGATTCATATAAGTTCGAAATGTCTGCTAGGTTTTTAGATACTATGTTTTTCTTCGTGTAGTATTTAGATTCAGGGTAGTAAAACTGTAGCTTTAAAATCACAGGTTCATTTATTGTGTCTACTCTTTGCTTAAGTTTTTCACACATAAGCTTTTGCGTGAGCCACTTCTCATAGAATAAAGCTTTATCGTTTGATCTTAGAAATCTTTTACCTGTGGATTTATTAAATGATATCTGTTTACCGTTCTTTTTAACCGAATGGCTAGGCACTACAATCTTACAATGGAATAATTGCTTCACTAAAGAGCAACCTCAAGTGTGTCGAATACTTTTTGTGTTTGATTAAAGTCACATGACTGATCTTTTTTACATAACTTTAGTATTAGGGCTTTAATCTCACCATAAGCCTCAGGACTCATCTTTAGCGCTCGTCTTGAGTAATTCTTCCACTCAGTGCCAGAGACCTCATAATTGTGGCCTGTGAGAGTTTCAACGCACAATCCCCGACCTTGGTCTAGGTCAGCACAAACAGCAACATTTGGTATTTCTATTTTTGCACAAGAGCTAAGGCTTAAGAACAATAAGATCCAGTAAAGATTTTTTAAGTTCATTTTCAGCATCCTTTTTTTCTTTTTCAGTTTTGGCTTTTTCTAAAGCATCTTGAGCTTTGCTCACTTTATCAGCTTGCTCTTTTGTAAGCTTGTCTATTTTGTAGAAATAAATAGCTAGCTCGGTTTCTTTAAAAGCTATTTCTAAGATTTTACCTACGATTAAACCTAATACTGGATTTAAAATTGATGATCCAAGAATAGGTATTTTCTTTATAGCAATCGCCATCACTTGCTTCTTAACTAAGCTAAACAGAGCCGCTTTAATTTCATCCATTAGTAAAGCGTGACCTTGTCTTTTGAAATAAGTCTAAGAGCTGTATTTATCACTAGAAAGAGCAAAGCGTGAACCTCTGGACTTAGGGCCATGGGTTGTAAGTCTTTAGGTAATATCAAGGCTAAGCTCATTACAGCGTTAGCCCAGAATGTTTTTGATAAATAAATCGGCTTTGAAGCTTGATTCATCTAGATTTTTTCGATTAATGCTAACAATTCTTTTTTAACAGGCTCTTTAATTGCTGCTAAAACAACGTCATCAATTTTGTTTTCAGACTTTGCTACAGCTAGTTCAATTGCAGGGATAGCACACTCTGCAACAAGGTCTAATGCCAAGGCTTTAGCGTGTTTTAATGCGATTTCTTTTAATTTAGGTGTTAATTCTTCCATGAGATGTCTCCTTTTATGTTAGTTTATCTTCTAGTTTTTCAATTCTCTTTTCATGAGAACTGGTTTTTTCTATAATTGTGGCCATTTTAATGTTTAGTTCTTCTACAGAAGTTTTTAATCCGTTAAGGATAGTAGTTAAATACATAGCGCAGCCTGAAATTAGCGCATAAAAAGCCCATTGAACAAACTGATTAAACTCTATCATTTTATAGCCTTTAAAATATCTACGAACCCACGCATGCGCATGTCTCCATAGCCTTCGATGTTTCTTGTTTTAAAGTAACAGCCTTGACCGTCTCTGATCACTTCTTTACCGGCATCGGGTGAAGTATTAAACTCGAATGTAGCTACTTGTTTTTTGTCTTGCTTACCTAAGCACCAGATCGCATGCCCTTTGTATTCATCACCATGCTGATATATTCCAATCATAAGCCTATCGGGAGTGGACGTTTTATATTCAGGCTTTGTGTTATTGAAAAACTTCTGAGTAGATCCAGTCTTAGGTAAGTCAAATTTGATATTAAATTTAATTTCTACGGCTCTTAAAATGTCTTGGCATCCGAACATGCAATTTCCAACAACAATAGGGCTAGACATTTCATATCTTACAATTATTCTTTGCTCTGGAACTGAGACGCAATAAAGCTTTTCTTTTAAAGTTATTTTCTGTATTGATTCAGGCACTATAGAAAGGCTTTTTGTATCTGAATAGGTAACTCTATAATTTGGTTTTCCAGAAAACTTAGAAACAGATGCTAGAGCAGAATAGCACGACTTGTTTGCTACATACCCTAAAAATATCAACTGATCTAAAAGCTCCACGCTAGATGTAAATACAGAATTTTTTCCATCTCCATCAAAGTTTATATAATATTTAATGAATAGATCGGCTTGTTCTTTTGAAAAGCTTCTAAGAACATCCCATTTAAAAACTTTATATTTTTCGAATAAAGAATCAAAAGACTCTGGCAAAACAAACCCATAGTGAGTAAGCGGAGTGTTTCTTCCATAACATTTTGAATCTGTGTATTTTGAAACATAGTCCAGAGTTTCTAAAATATTTATTTTTCTTTTTTTACTTACAGCCACTTCTATTCTATTGTTTTTTCTAAGAAAGCCGTCGCTAATAAATGCGGCAAGAAGTATAATTTCATCATCATTTAATTTAAGTTTTGATTCGCTTTTGTATTCATATTTAAAAGGAATATTTAAAATTGTAGAAACTGCGTCTAGGGTGTTAAATTCTTTGTTTATTCTGTTGTTAAAATTACCCCAAAATCTGTGTCCAGAATCGCATATCATTTTTGTTCTTTGCGGTCCTAAATAATAACCTTCTCCATCATAATCTTTTTCTATATGATTTTCAGGAATAACAAATGTTATTTGCCCAGACTCAGAAACTTGAGCGACCTTGGCGCTTTTATCTAGCTGTGCAAAATCAACAAATCCATTTTCTGTTAAAATTTGAACATCACCTGTAAAACAATAAGGGTAAGCCATGTAGCCGCCATTACGAATAATTAAAGCGTCGATGTCTTTTGATCTGTTTTTTCCTTCGGATTCTCTAAAGTCTTTGTATGGAGTTTTTGTAAAAGGGTTTTGAGCGCCCTTCATGATTAGATCATCAATATATGCAGCAATCTCTGATTCTAATTTATGTCTTACTTTTTGACTGGTTTTGTCTTTTTCGTCTTTGTCTTTGCTGATTTCTTCATTTGTTTTCTCCTTAGTAATTAAAGAACCGTTGATTGCTGCTAAAATGTTTTTAAAAAAGTTTTTAATCCATTCCATAAATTTACTTTACGAAATGTATTGAATATGTATACAATTAATTTCACTTAATGCGACCGATTAGACGGCAATAGAGCGCATGTCTAAGAATCTTCTATGTCTTAATGATCTTTCTTTTTTGATTTCGTCAACTAAAGCAACATATCTATCTGACTTACCACAAATGTAGTAAATAGTGTCATGGGCTACGTTTAATGTTTTATTCACATGTCTAACTGCTACGCATGAGCTGTATCCAGACTCCATGATCTTGCAAGCCTCTGATATAACAGCGTCGCTTATAATTCTTTTTTTCTCTGAGTCTAAGGATTTAAATGATGGTAGTGTTATTTTTTTCATTTCTCTTCTTTGTGTTGTTTTGGCGGTCTAGTTGGGATTCTCGCTGTGCAATTAATCCGCAAATCATTGCTATCCCCATAAAACACTATAGGGGTTGGAGTTTTTAATTCTTCTAACTCTTTCTTCAATCTCTCAATTTCACTCTGCGCAGATTGATAAGCTTTATATTCTATAAGGTGTGTTAATTTTGTTCCGTTGGTTTTTGCTGTTATTATGTCTGACTTTTTGTAATACACATAACTAATTCCATTTAACAATCCCTCGCTTTTTGATGGATCAGTGATCCAAAACTCTTTATACTTCACATCACCCACCCATGATTCTAGTTCTTGGTTCATTTGAAATACTTCATCTTTCCGCAATGTTCACAGTAATGAAAAGTCTTTGCGTAGGCTTCCATTGACATACTTTC